ATCAACAATCAACCGGAAGAAGCAACCGATAAACAGGAATAATTATGGCTTGGACAGAACAGGATTATCAGGAAATAGTTGCCCGCCTTATGGCTAGCTCCATAGGGGTTAATGAAGTACCGAATGCGGACAAAGCGGATGATGTAACGTCATTGCCTGCATTTAAACCTTCTGGAAGCAACAGTGAAGCTTCTGTGGTCAATTACCCTTTAGAATTTTTGAAAGGAGAACAAGGCGAGCCAGGTATACAAGGAGAACCTGGGAAGTCATTTAAGGTAGCCGGCGAATACGCCACCCTTGAAGCCTTGAAATCTGCTGTTCCCGATGGTTCGGCAGTTGACGGGTTCATGGCTGTAGGTACGGAAGCCCCTTATGATTACTACGCGTGGGTGAACGGTGAATGGGTAAGCCAGGGGAAGATTGGCGGCATGGACGAAGCGCCAACTGATGGAAAGGCATACGGTCGTAAGAATGGGGATTGGGCGGAAGTTCCCGAGCATTTAAATCTTACATCAGAGAATTTAAACGATATAAATGGAGCAGGGTTTGCTACGCAGAGAGGCATTGCTGGTTACACATCACCTGAAAATAATTATCCTATTAATGAGAATGGAGCATTGATTTTCGCAAACACCAATTATGGTCATTCTAATCAAATCTATGGCTCTTATCTAACTAATAGATGGTTTGCAAGAGGTGGTGGTAATCAACAGGGCGTTAGGACTAATTGGAAAGAGTTTGCATTTACGGACGACGTCCTCACCAAGACCAACACTTCATCATTCACCCCTACGGGCGATTACCAGCCTGCAACGAAGAAGTATGTGGATAATATCAATTATGGTAAGGTTATTAACGTTTCTGTGGGCACTTATCTTGTTACCAATAAAAACGAAAAAGACAGGGAAGCAATAGACCTTATAAATACCATTTTTGGTTCGGTTGATAATCTGAAAGAAATAATCCAGGATATTATAGCGAACCACACCAAGTATTATTTTCACAGTTATAATAGCAAAGATAATTGTATTGAACTTAGTAACATTTACTCTTTTCACAACCCTGAAACTGAAGAATATAACTTGCAATGCAATATCAGTTATTATACTAATAACGGTCCTGTTTCCAAGCGTATGGGATTTAAACTAATGCCCAATGATGAAGACTGCGCTGCCTCTATAGAAGATATACTCACTTCCGATAATCTGGCTTTTATCACCCAAATGACATCTTCTGAATATGAATCGCTTCCTGATAAAAAAGCCAATACAATATACGTTATAATAAATTAAAGATGGCAGGAGTATTTAACGACAGTAAGAAAATAGAAGATGTCTTTGTACAGGATATACCTGTTGCTAAAATTTCTCTTCAAAATAAAGTAGTTTATGCTGGCTATCCTTATCCTTGTGTTGGTGAGAATAATTTAACCCCCATTACTCTTCAGCAATACATTGAGTTGCCTTATTTGGGAGACCCGCAAAATTTTCAAGTAGCCCTATATTTTTCAAAATATATAGAAAGTTTTGAATATAGAATTGCATTAGATGGAATAGATAGCGGTTTTAAAGTTTGTCCTCTTAATGAGCAAGTAATTCCTAATGTTTACGGTTCTGTCACAAATTACGGTAATTATGCTGTTCTATTAGGTATGTGTGCTCCTCGTTATATTGCCAACGAAACGAGCGCTCCAACGATGCTTACTGAATTTAAAATTGATGGTAAATTATACAGCTATAATTATATAAGAAAGTAATTATAAGAATTGAATTTAACTTATTTGATTATGAGAGTAAAAGTATTTTATGAAAACTGGTTTGCCAAACTTATCCTATTTGGCGACTACACAACAATTATGTTCTTCGGCTTTATCCTTACGAAGCTGAAAGAACTGTCCGAAACGACTATCCGCCATGAACGGACACATCAGAAACAGTTCTTCGAGTGTATGGAGATAGCGGCTATCCCGTCCGTATTGCTGGCATTCCATGTCAGTGCGTGGTGGTTGCTCCTTATCCCGCTATTCTACTACATTCTTTATTTGGCAGAATGGTTTGTGAGCTTCGTGTATCACTTGTTCACAGACAACAAGATTGGGGACGGAGAGGTCAATAAAAACGCTTACCGTGCGAGCGCATTTGAAATGGAAGCCAAACTCAACCAGGATAATCCGAACTATCTGAAAGAACGTAAATGGGGTGCGTGGTTCCGCTATTACGGTAAGATATGAAAATCCCGTCCTACTCTCACGAGCAAAACGGAATGACAGTAGTTCGCTTATTTGATAAGAGACACAAAGATAGGAATAATTGACAAATAACGATAAGATGAAGAATAACATTATTACCCAAAGCATACCGGGTGGTTTCTCGGTAATAGCAAGCAGTTTTATTGCACAGTCATTGGAACACATGATACCGTGGCTGATAGTAACATTTTCAGTCGTTGTATGCGATTTGATGTTCGGGATAAGGAAATGCCTGCTATTGGGTGAAGAATTTCGGTTTTCAAGTGCTGTGCGCCGTACTATGGGTAAAATGGTGACATACTTTGCCTTTGTTTGTATGGTGGTGATGATAAATATTGCTTCCGGCAATAAATGGAATATTGATGTGTATTCATGCTTGTTTGTCTGCTTCATAGAGTTCTGCTCTATCATAAGCAATATCTTGAAGCCAAAGGGATATAATTTTAACTTGCTGAAAGCGTTGGGATTGTTCGGAAAGAAAGTGCTCGATGTCGAGAAAGAAGATATGAGTGAAATAATAACTAAAGATAAGGAGTAACAAAATGAAAAAGAAACTGATTATCGCAGCGATTGTTATCGCTATCATCGTGGGAGTTATGCTGTACATGCACTACACACCGTTTTGGGTGAACCTGACTACTGTTGTATCATTCGGTGTCGGTGTTGTTGCCGGATGGGTGGCTCGTTTAGTTTATGACAAATATTTCAAGGAGGACGCGCAGAATGAAAGTATTGATTGACAACGGACACGGAAGTAACACTCCGGGCAAGTGTTCACCGGACGGAAGATTGAAAGAGTATGCGTATGCCCGTGAGATTGCCATACGTTTGGAAGCCGAATTGCGCAAACAAGGCGTTGATGCCGAACGTATCGTCAAAGAGGAAATAGACGTTCCTCTATCGGAGCGTTGCCGTAGGGCGAACGAATACAAGGCAAGTGACACAATCCTCGTATCTATCCACTGTAATGCAGCGGGAAGCGGCTCTGAATGGATGCAGGCACGTGGTTGGGAAGCGTGGACTTCGGCAGGTCAGACGAAAGCCGATAAATTAGCTGATAGCTTATATGTGGCAGCCGGACGACTTTTGCCGGGTATGAAGATACGCAAGGATATGACGGATGGCGACCCTGATAAGGAAAGCGGGTTCTACATTTTGAAGCACACGAAGTGCCCGGCAGTCCTTACAGAGAACCTATTCCAAGACAATAAGGAAGATGTTGGCTTCTTATTATCGGAAGAGGGGAAGCGGGCAATAGTGGACTTGCATGTGCAGGGAATTGTGAACTATTTGAATAACTCTAAAAAGTAAACATCATGGCAGCAGAAGTTTTATCATTTCAACAAGAAGAAGGCAAAACAGCGTATTACGCAACGTTTGTCAGTGACGGCAATCCCGTTACCATACAGATAAAGAACAAGGGCGGATATGTGACCGCTTTCGCAGGAATTGATGATTTGGAACCCGTTCCGCTTTATCCCAACGCATCCCAATATAACGGTGCGTCCAATACGATTTTCCGTATCGCAGGGATAGCGAATGGCATAAACGTCACAATCAAGAGCGCTACCGAAGTATTGGAAGCCAAAATGATTAAAGAGGGATAGCCTATGAACCCAATCACTATCCCCAACATCAGCATCCCGACAATCGGCATTCCTACTATCGGTATACTTACTATAGGGTATTCATATATCAAGGATAATAAACCGGGACCAAACCCATCCCCTGATGGAAGGTATTTATTATTATCGGATGGCACTCCGTTATTGTTGGCTAACGAAGAGCCGATATTACTTGCAAATAACAAAAAATAAAAAGATATGGCAGAAGGATTACAAATAGGACAACTCCCTCAAAAGGAGAACTTAACAGGAAACGAGCTGATACCTTTTCAGCAAGGAAGTAGCAACGGTTCAATGAGTACCGCGGCATTGAAGAAATACATCGGCACTGGTGGTGGCACTGGTGGCAGCACTGACTATATGAACTATATCACCGAGTATAATGTTTCCGTCCAGCATCCTACTTCGGGAATTGACGGGAGTAACAAGTACAGTCTGGAAGGTGCCATTGCCCAAGTTCCGCAGGAACTTAGAAATATCGGGCTGAAGGTATCGTTCATAAATTCGGACGGAAAAGTAGAAACGTGGGAGTTCCAGGGAGGAACGTTTACGAATATCGGAAGCTGGATACAACAAGTACGTAGAACAGACCTTTCCGATATACGCAATAATATAGTTGAAATCCAACATAGCATATATTCCGGCATAGTTGAATCCGGAAGATGTGGAGGTTTTGACATCGCATCAAAATCAATATTAGAGGGGGAAAACAGATTTTACAAAAAAATATCATTGCTTGATTCAAAGAAGCTCACAGTGGATTTATCAAACAACTCATACAAGGTTATTGTTTTCCAAAAAGACAATGATTTTGCTTTTTATGTGTCATGTGAAGATAATGTGACTTTAAATTTGGAGCCGATCATGCAACTTACAGGTGCAAATATTGCATATATTATTTCGCAAAATGAGCTATCGGATGATAAAATAATTTTGGACGGCAAGATTGTGAAACATTCTGTAAATGAAATATTAAGTGGAAACTTATGGAATGAAGAATATGTTATAGGAAAAGGAGAACCTATATCAGGTAATAAAATCTTGGGACTCCAAATGGTTTCATCTTATGGGGATATAGCATTGATTTCAGTAAACAGAAACTCGACTATTTACCACAAACACTACCTGGTGTGGAAACTCTATAATGATAAAGGTGATTTTGTCACAAGCGGTGAGGGATATAGTAGTACGAACATAGAAACCGGAGATTCCGACTTCATGCTTGTGGCAAGACCGGCAAGGACTTTGTATGGGGAACCAATCATATCGTATGATGCGAACTTGACAAAAAGCCCCACAATTGTTCCGTACTATGTTACTGATATATTGACGCAACTCCTTACTCCAAGTATTTACAAGGCATTGTCAAACACTGCCCTAATAGACGAATTGAAAAAATATGTATATGATAAATATGTTGATAAATCGGTCTTTTTTGTGGGAGACAGCTATGCAGCTGGAGTAAATGCCTTGGAATTTAACGGTTATCCAAATGATTTTGCATATCGGCATCCGCTTGCTGACGCACAGTTCGGAGGTCCTTATGTATGGAGTGGCAGAACTATTTCCACTTTCACATCGGACAATATTCTGAAATCTGTGTTGAATATATGTACAGATTTCGGGTATCAGAGAATACCGGAAACCGTGAATTTTGAAGATGTTTCAGATTTGATATATTCCGTCAAATCAATATTGTTTGAAGACGTTACGGAAATGGATAGGGTCATATACAACTCCAAAGGTGGTTCTGTTATCATATATTCTGTTAACAAGGATAACTACAATAAAACTCAGTTGGTACGTTTTAATACACAGCCAAATGTCATTGAATATACATTTAGGCATAAAATATCTGCTCTTGAAGGAGAGTGTATCGGTATAGAGTTTACAATCGGATTAGCATACAAGAGTAACACTTCTGCCAGCTTTAAAACGATGGATGGCAACGTCATTCAGGGGGAGGCCAAAGTGCAGGTATGCTTGAACAGATGCCATTACCTGATTATGGAAGGTGGTCTGAATGACATGTACCAAAGAGGGGATAATCCGGGAACCCATGTACCATTTGGCGAATTATTATCTTCAGACGATTATACAACAGACAAATTCGATGACAAGACTTTCTGTGGCGCACTTGAGCACATGGTCAGAGAGGCTGTTTTTAAGCTCCCGGCAACGAAACTGGGTTTTCTGATTATGCCGCAACCTGGTGATTCCTTATGGAATGACCGATATGCAAAAGCCATTCGTGATGTATGCGACAAGTATGGAGTTCCGTATCTTAATTTAGGTAACTTGAAAAGAATGAATATTGTTTCTGAAAAATCAGAAGCCTCAAGATTGTTCTGGTGCACGAATACGAATGGAACGTTCAATTACCATCCATCTGCAATAGGGTATAATACCATGATGAATGATGCAATCATGAAATTTATAGATTCTTTATAAGGAGAAGCACTGACTCATCCCGGACTGTGAAGTGCCGGGATGAATTTAATATCATAAATATAAAATTAATTATGAGAAATAACATCTTAGGTGCGGTGGTCTATCTATCCACCGCCATAGTATTCGGTGGCAGTACTGCACTGCTGATGCTCTTTATCAAGGAGAACAGCGACCGTTGCCACTACTATAACGGCAAGTGGAACAAAATAGACTTGCTGTATGGAGTTGCCGCAATATGTGCAGGTATGGTTGTAAATCATTATTTGTTGAGGTCATGAAAAATCTACCCTGGCTATTAGTTGTATTGCTGGCCATCGCTTGTGTGGCGGCGTGGTTCCACCGGCTCGAGCCTTTGCCGGCAGAAATACGTACCGAAACAAAGATACAGACGGTTGTCAAACTTGATACAGTTCTTATCTCCGCACCGATAGCGGTCTTTTGGCAGATATTGCCGAATGACACAGTACGTATAGGTGATACCTTGCTTCATCGCAAACGGGTTGTGTATGAAGATAGCCTGTATCGTGCGGTGGTGAGTGGATATGTAGACCCGCGACTGGATAGTATGCAGGTCTTTCCTAAGACGGTTTATCAGACGGTAACGAATGACATCTATCATCCGGTTCCCATCAAACCGAAGAAGAAGCGTTGGGGATTAGGGTTGCAGGCTGGATATGGGTATCCGGGCGGCATGTACGTAGGCGCAGGAATAAGTTATAATCTATTTGTATGGTAAGAAAGAAATTAACGATGTAGAAGTTGGCTTGTAGCTGACACTCTTTCGGGGGCTTAGAGTAAAAAGAAAGCCCCCAACGTTTCACGTTAATATTGCCACATAAAAACATGATAAGCATAAGACACCGCACGTTGGAGGCTTTAATATCTTCAACACGGTATCTTATGCTTTGTTCGTATATAATCAAATATTTTATGTGGCAGGGCAAAGATAAATATAAAATTCAGAAAAACTATGTGTAAGTCAGAAATCTTTGCCGAAACAATTAATCTCGTGGCGCAGGAGACCGAAATACCCGCCAGCCGAATACTATCTTCGGATAAGGATACGGAAACCGTAGACGCCCGCTATCTGCTTGTACAGTTGCTTGTTGAAAGGGGAATGTACCCTTCACAGATAGCTCCTAAAATTCACAAGACCAAACGCGCGATAAACTACATGATTTCCAATTTCCAGGAACGTATGGAAGGCGGGAAAATGTTGAGAATATATTGGGAAAACATTAGGAAAGCGTTGGGAAACAACTGATTTCATGGCAGATTGCGTATTTATACTTTTGTGATGCGGTTGATTTTGACCGTAATACAAAATATAAATCTCTATGGAAAGAACGTATGTCTTCAACCAAGACGGGAACAACGGAAATGGTGGCGGAAGCAAATTCGACATCATGGCTATGTTGCCCAACTTGATGGGAAGCAAGGGTGTAGACCCCGGCCTTCTCGCTTTACTGAACCAGGGACGTGGCAGCCAAGACCAATGGGGCGGCTCGTGGTGGTTCATCTGGATTATCCTTTTGTGGTTCTGTTGGGGCGGCAACGGCTTCGGCAACCGCTTTGGCAATGGTGGCGGTCTACCTGCCGAGCTTAACGGTGATGTCGGTCGTGAATACCTGATGTCAGCCATTCAGGGCAATGGCAATGCCATCAACCAGCTTGCTTCTTCTTTGAACTGCTCTACCCAACAGTTACAGAGCGCCCTGTGCAACATCCAGGGACTTATCGCCAATGTGGGCAATCAGGTGGGCATGTCAAGCCAGCAAATCATCAACGCATTCCAGTCCGGAAATCAGGCTGTTCTTACTCAGATTGCAGATTGTTGCTGCAAGACTCAGAACGCCATTACCACAATGGGCTATGAGAACCAGCTTGCGATGTGCAATCAGACCAACGCGCTTGTCAACACAGCCAATCAGAATGCCCTTTCATTGCGTGACGGTGCGACCGCCAATACCAATGCTATCCTTGCAAAGCTGGACGCCATGCAGAACCAGGCATTGCAGGACAAGATTGCGGCTCTTACAGCAGAAAAAGCCACTTTGACTGCTGAAATCTCCCAACGTAACCAGAATGCTACTATCCTGAATTCAGTAGGACAACAGATTGCTCCTTTGGCAGCAGGCTTGCAGGCATTGCAGTCCGATGTCGATGGAATAAAATGCAAGATGCCTAACACCGTTCCGGTTGTTTACCCTAATATTCAAGCCATCAACACAGATTGTTTCCGTGCTGCGGCTTTCGGTGCTTACGCCGGTGATGCAATGTATGGACGTGGCGGTTGTGGTTGTAACAACTACTGGGGTTAATTCCGGTAAGAAAGGGGGTAATTATGTGGCCTAACTTTTTTACAGGATTTCCTTTCTTGTTCCCTACTATTGGAAGGGCTAATTTCAATACCCTTCCTACGGTAGCCGTAACGGTCGGCACGGAGAACGTGACTTTAGAGCTGCCTAACCATGCGTTCCGTAACAGAAGCTATGTAGGCGGTTTCTATGTCAGTCTCCGCCAGGCGATACCTGCCGGTACGACTGCTACACTCCCGATACTGATAGGGACTAATGGGGATACAAGACCGTTGCTGGCTTACAACAATGAGCCGGTGACTGTCGGCAACCTTGCCGGAACGGGTATCTACGAAATCCACTATAACAAGTACACCAACGAACTGTTCCTTGTTAACGGTGGGTATCGTCCGACAACCGCATCGACACCGACTCCGACAGCAGAAGCAACCGCTCAAAAGAGCAAGTAGTTAACATGGGGCTTTGTGGTTATTTCCAAAATGGGAATAGCCACACCCCTTTAAAATCAAACCAATATGTTTCAATCACTTCGTACCAATAACCAGTTGTATATACTTCATAAGGATGCTAACCCGTTTATCGAATACGGTCCGGTAGTCAGCGTTTCCGCTCCTAAGCCGAAATATCCTATGGCATCCCCTATGGGACAGTTGCCCCAAATGGAAATGGTTGTGGATGTCGTTGTCTGTATCAACGGGCAGAACACGACTTTCCAAAATCTACCTGCCGGCATGGATATAGCCGACTTCGGGCAGAACGGCAATATCGTAGTGTCATGCTCTCGTGATGCGATGAATAACGAGGTCGCTTCTATGAAACAGAAAAGCATAGACATCATCAACAGCATGGACTTCCACAATTCCGTCATTGCGGGATGTGACAAGATGCTGACGCTCTTGAACCCCGAATTTGCAGAGAAACAACGTCAGGAACAGGAAATATCCTCTCTGAAAGGGCAAATGGCAGAAATGAGCAAAAATATGTCCGACCTTATGGATTTGAACAAACGGCTTATGGAACAGCTCGGAGTTGCTGAAACATCTAAAACAAAGAAATAATATGGGAATGTGGGAAATATTGGAAGAAGGACGCGGAGAATATGACCGTGACTTCGGTATGAGAGGCGGTAATCCTATGGAAGAAGCCTATAGAGAGGGTTGCCGTCATGGTTACGAGAGAGCCATGCGTGAGATGCAGGGCGGTGAAATGGGCTATCGTAACAGCGGTGGTTCACGCGGTGGAAGCTATAGCGGCGGCTCGGATATGGGAGAACGTCGTATGCCGGGTTACTTCCCGGAATATCCGGTTTACAACGAACGCCGCGATTCACAGCCTTACGGTGATGATATGGGCGAACGCAGACGCAGACGCGCCAACGGAGAGTTCATGTAATGGAGAGGGGATTATTCCCCTCTTTTGCCAATCACTTAAAATCAGGAAAATATGAAACAAAGATTAGATACATACGACAGAATACCGCCTGCAATGGCTGACTATCTCAGCCAGTACGGATGGCATTTCAGCAAGAAGATGTGCCTATGGGCTGTTTCCCGCATGAAGATGGAAAATAAATCTACGGGTAAAGAAGAAAAGCTGGAGCCAATCAGCAAAGAGCAGGTAGAGGAGCTTCTGAAAAAGTACAGTGTAAACCTGGAGAAGGATGCAGGGTACGACAGTGTTTACGTGGCAAACATGGCGAAGTCGGATTACTACAAAAGTTCTATCACTGACGAAGCCCATCTCGCATTGTTCATTAAGGATTACATAGATGATGTGGACGCTTACAATGGAATGCCTTTCACTCGGTTCTATGCCGACTGCATAGGCTCCGGCAATCCTATCATGTGGGAACAGATGATGTAGCCTATGATAATACAGGAATTTTACATACCGGATTATAATTGGGAAGTAAGGGTATATTATGCGGTGGACTGCTATTATACCGACCGTATCATCGCCGACCTTCAGCGGGTTGGATGCAGGGGGCTGGATTTGGTGAATGCCTATAAGAACATGCGCTCCTGCAATCTGAATACGGGTATCACTTACTCCAATATCCGAAACAGGCAAACCGTAATGGTTATAGCCCTTACTTCTTCCCCGGCAGAGTTTCAAAACTCTTTCGACCATGAAAAGGGGCATCTATGCCGGCATATCTCACGGGCGTTCGGCATCGACCCATACGGGGAAGAGGCGCAGTACCTTAGCGGATATGTGGGACAGAAGATGTTCCCGGTAGCGAAGAAATTTTTGTGTGAACATTGCAGACGTAGCTTATGTGGAAAATAGTACAAGCCATTTTATCAGGCAAATCCCGGGAAGAAGTATATAACATGCTTTCTCCCGAACAGAAAGAGACGCTGAACAGCCTTGCCGCGGCAAATGGTATAAACCGCCAACAACGTAGAAAACTTGAACGTGATGCGAAAAAGGGATTACATAGATGAACTGCTTGAATTGGCGGACAATGTCCTTTACATGGACTATTGCCGCCTTTTCCGGGTTATCCAATGGAACGTTTAGAACGCTTTGAACGGATTCTCCATTGGGCTATACCGCTTGCTGTTTTGGTGAGGGTATTAGCTTGGTGTCTCTAATTCTTTTACATCCTCTAAAGCCTTATATAGCACATATAGCGTACCCATGTGACATTTGAACAAGTCGGTAACACCTTCCTCTACGTATTGTGCGTAATCAAACACCAGTTCGATAAGCTCCCCTCTAAGTTCTTCGGGTGTTATGCTATGTTTGAATAATTCGTCTATTGCGCTAAGGTCGTATTGCTTCTTAGCAGGTATTGTATTTCTTTCCATGATGAATATTTGTTTAGTCTTTTAGTAAAAGCCCGCCCGGAATAGGTACGGGCAGGGCTTGGCAATAGGGTTAGGCTGCTTTAGATTCTCTCACCATATTGGATATGATGTTGTATATCTTATCAAGGAAATGATTTCTCTCCGCTATTTCAAGTTTGGATTCGTCTCGTCTTGCTTTCTTGTAGTTCCGTATGGAGATATGGTATAGGTAATACAGCTGGTCATAAATCTTGTGCCATACGTCTTGCTGCCTTATATTCATGGCGGATGCGTATTTGTTTACCAGCTGCCGGATGTTGTCACGCATAGACAGCTGCGGCAATTCTTCCGAAGACATAGCCACTGACAATAAGAATTTCCCGTTTTCTTCCCGTTCTTTCTTTATTTCCGCAATCTCATTCTCTATATTCTCTATCCGTTTCTCGTATTCGAGGTTTATGTTCGCTTGCATTGCAAACATCTGTGCGGAAGAAAGATGCCGTTTCAATGCGTTTTCCATAGAGTTGAATGCTGCGATGTATTCCAATTTAAATTTTAGGGCTTTCTTACCAGTGAATCCCATTGCCAAAAGAGTGAACCCGTCTCGGTTCATTATAAATCGTCTTGCGGATTTCACCCCTCCATTGGGCTGTGGAACATCTTCTGTATATTCCACGAACATGTCCCGAACTTTTGCGTCACATTCATTATCAGCGTTTTGCAATAAATTATCTATTGCTCTTACTACATCGTTTGGCTCTTTGCCAAACTTTTCAGCAACCAAAATACTATTGGTTAACACTTGGTCATTTTGACCTTTAAAAACTAATTCATTTGCCATTTTTGTAACGTTTTATGGCATTGCAGAAAGAAGACGGTCTGCAATTAACCCGCCGTTACACATACCTAAGAGGCAGTTGGGAGGCTATTAACTCTCCACACGGGTTTGCAGACCGCTATAATATACAGCGTTAGCTTACAAGCATAAAAAATGCCTGCATAAAGCAGACAACCGTCCGCCTCTTAATATGTGTAACGCTGCAAATATACCTCTAATTTCTATAACGCCAAATAAAAAACTTAATATTTTACTTTTCTACCCCATATCATCGCGTTATACAACGAAGTGGCATACATCTTAACTTCTTCCTTGCTCTCAAGGAAATCAACCTTAGAAGCTGCTATCATAGCCTCTGTATAAATCTCTTTGTTTAAAATATTATTCTCTTTCATATTATCTGCATTTAACTTTTGTAAGTCCATACTTAGCCAATCTTAGATATATTGTCCTCACACTCACATCCAACATTTCAGCCATTCTGCGGGGTGGTATCTTTTCTTCCTTGTACAACTTGGTAATGTTTTCTTCCGAAAGTGGGTCGACAAAAGGTTTCTTCGGTTCTGTTATCCCCATCCGTTTACGTGCTTTCGCTGCATATGCTTCATTCTGTTTGTCTTTTGTGACGTAAATAACAGTGGTCTTGTTAAGGCGTAGAGGGAATAGTCTTCTTTCCACTTCCTTGTGTTGTTCGGCAAGGCTTTCTACATCCCCGTTGACCGTAGTGTCAATCTTCTTGTATTTGTCCGGGATGCGGGAGTGTCTGTCTCTGATTATTCTGTCTGCTTTTCTCATTGGTTCAATATTTTAATAGCTCGCTCAACATCATCTTTCGACAATCCCAATAGGGTATCAGTCTTTACAAAGTGTTCAGCTTGCTCAAGAAGCATATCGCTATCATCATCCAGTATCACGTAATTAAAATCAACCCCAATATCTTTATAGTTCCAATTTTTCCCATTTTCAGAGTGGATATGAGTGTCAATCCATTGTTTTATCTCAACTCCACGAGGAATGCTAAGATGAATACCTTGCATAATGTAGGCATACGCTCTTATAGTTACTCCTATAATCCTATTTGCGTATGGAAACGGGAAAGGAACCAAATGCCCTATGGTAGTAAGCTTGCATTTCGTATCTTCTACCGTGTTTCTTCTCCAAGACGAAGAAATGACAATTTTGGCATCCGTAGCATCTATAATCTTGCCAAGTAAATCACACGCATCCTTATCAAGTGCATAATGTGACTTTTTCGTGGAAATTACTCCGTCTATATCAAGAAATATAATTTTCATGTTCAATGTATTATACTAAATTTATGATACCACTTGTCCGCATGGCTGAACCATCCTATAATAAATGATTTACCGAAGAGGGTTGCTTTGTATAGTTTACTCATATGCCTATTTCTTTTGCGTAGCGTTTCAATTCTCCAATGGAAAATAATCTCTCTTTCTCGTAAATCCCGGCTGCACTATGTTCAAGACTACATCCATTGGAATAATGCCACCCTTCAAGGAATAGCACAGCATCGCATTGAAGAAGGGCGGTAATATCCCTGCCTATATGCTCTTCATAACTCGTGTCCGGATTTGAAGACACCTCTAAGGGAGATACCGCTTCAAAACCAAGTTGTTCTATAAACTCGGAAGCGGATTTGCATCTTTTCTCAACATCTTTTATGTCATACCCGGTGATAGGCAGACTGATATATATTTTCTTTTTACTCATGTGTTTCTTTGTTCTTTAATTTATCAAGGAACTTGCTATCTCCCGAATAATCCGCACCGATAGCCTTTTTACTTTCAACAATCTGTTCCAAAAGGGTTATAGCTTCCTTTTTCACTTCTTCTACTTCATTATAACCGCAGGCTTTATCAACCAACTGCTCCATAGTCGATTTAGGCTTGGAAAGCTGTTCTTTGAGCTTGTTTAATCTCCAGTAGCAGTAATCAATTGTGGCGACGTGTTCTAAATTACTCATAGTTGCTTTTTCAATAATTCCGGGCTGTCGTAAATATTGCCTGCATATCTAATCCCGAACATATCTATCATTTGTCCTATTGGCTTATTTCCAAGATTTTGAGACAGAACTTCTAATAGCACAAAAGAACCGATTTTATCACTATACACTACTTCACATAGTACACCAGTGCATTCAACCAAATCATGCTCATATATTTCTCTATCATTGTATTTAACTCCCGTGAACTGCCCAACAGTTTCAGCCCATACGTCATCGCACCGGCAGTTTTCCGGAGAATATATCTTTGCCTTGTCTGTGAAGATAAGTCCGTTTTCGCCCCTTCCGGCAGTATAGAAAAAAGAGAGAAATCCATATATCCATTTCCCCGTATCAGTACTTTTCCCTCTGAATTTTATTTCACGTTTCATAATCAATACTTTTTTCCATGTTTGTTTTCTCTCAATTCATTGTATCTCATCTTCTGATTGATATGCCATATAAGGTCTATATTAGAAAATTGGCAATACTTAATCAACCCGGCAAGAGCGAAACATATCCTTTTTCCCAAACCTTCTACATCGTTAGTTAGTAGGAGTGTAAAACCAAAACAAACCTCTGTAAATCTGAATCCGGATTTGAGGCTCACAAATTCATCGGCAATTTCATTCGTATCAGACAAATCTATACCTCTCAATCCGGCAAGGTCAAGCAGGCGGATTACAGCATCGGCAAGTTCATCGGGAAGTGTATCTTTTACATTCTTTTCAAAGGAACACTTAAATCGCTTTTCTTCTTCCACTAATGCAGGATAGCGATTATAGTCCATTTCAAAACGTGATTTACATTTCTTTCCTAATCTTCCCTTTCTATCTGCTTCCACGGCTTCCATAAGCTCGGATATTACAAGGCAAAGGCAATGTTCGTTACTCAATTCTTCATCGTGGAAACCGTGGTCGCAAGCGGTTTTATAGGCGCGGTCGCGCAGTTCATTTAAATCCATATTTATTCTGTTTTGAGCCATACGGCAGACGTCCAACCGCCGTATGGCAATATTTATTTCTTCATTAACCCAATGCGCTCTTTCAAAGTAAGAAGGTAGTAGTGCATCTGTACTTTTTGAACCTCCATTAAAGTGACCTGATTTTCACCAGCTATTTCAACAGCATCTTTTCGGCCAAGAAACAGGGCTAACTTATTATGTTTGTCCATCAACTCATTATATTCGATATACATACGGTCAAGAGGAGTATCAGCTACCTTGTATGCCTTTTCAAATACATCTTTAGGCGACCAACTTTCATATCCATCTTCATAACGAACATGATAACCCTCATCGTCAAAATTTTCGGTTGACGGCTTTTCTCTGAGGAGATGTTTTCCCCACGCATCACCTCTTGTCATAGACTCGGCTTCAATCTGTTTTGTTCCAATATACTTTTTCATATCAATATGGATTTTACAAAGCCCGTCCAAGGCTATTTAATTTATTTCTCTTGTCGTAATTACTCATACGGGGGCATTTCCCGTCACACCGCATGTTCACATACATATTACTTGCCATACTCGATATGAATGACTTTTTGTAGCATTGTCCACTGTAGGGGCTGTAATGCTTGCAGTGTTCCTGGTATTCTTTTCTATTCATAGCTTTTACATATAAATTGTCTAAAAGGGTAAAAACGATAAAATGTGCACCTTACAAATTGGTTGTCAAACGCTTCCTTTGAATACTTGCATTTGGAACAGCATTTATTTAGAGTGCCTATATTTAATCTTATGTTATCCATTATTAACCCTCTTCACATTTAAAAGATAATTTTTCAAGTTTCTCAATCTGCTTACGAAGAGAAGCGATTTTCCTAATCTTCATTTCTTCCGCCTTTTTCAACGCTTCGGATTTATCGGTGAATGCGTTTTCCCCTATACGGAAGTAAGAACATAAACCATCCCTTACATATTCTCTATCTTCAAATCTACTTCTAATAATATCTGTTTCTATCTCTTTAATACCTTCTGTTAAGGCATACTTTGTTATAAATACTTTTGCCATAGTTGTAATCATTTATAAGGTTAAAGTGAATTAAGAGAGGCAGCGGACACGGGGCGAACCCAATCGTCACTGTCCTGAATGTTGTCGTATCTAAAACCGTCGCCCCAACTGAGAATAAAATTGCGTTTGTTTCCTTTTCTCGTAGAACACCAATACCAGTCATCTTTCACTGGTTGTTTTCCGCAGATAGCTAAGGCTGCATTCAGCATAACCTTATGTTCATACCCTAAGACACTCTCTTGTAGTGTAGGAATGCGCCAACTTAATCCACATAAGTCCAATGCTATGACTTTCTCAGCAATTTCGCTTCCGGATGCAGCCAATGCTTTGGTATTGCCTATTCCATCGGTATCCTTCATGCCTTCTTCTGTGGTTGGATATATCTTTCCTGTTTGCTCTTTCTCCCAATCAAGAAGAATATGGGTATCATTATCCATATCTTCCGGATAGAAGAATAAAGCATTGCCATCATGGATAATAACTGCACATTGTGCCTGTTCGTTTTCTTCATGCAGTCCCCAAAATTTAGGTTTTACAAAATTCTTATTGACGGTAAAGATGAATACACCATTACCTACATTTTCTTTTGTGTAAATTCCTTTGCTCATAATCATATAAGTTTTAATATTTCTCAAAATTTGGGATTTGTAAATAGAAAGAGTTTCGAGACATGGGAAGCCAACACTTTTGCTCCTCATTGCACGTATTCCAATTATCTTCCCCAAATTCATCATTTAATGCTTCCACTATCTTATAGGCTACATCTTTTACAAAACGAGTATTAAGTATCCTCTTGCCTTTAATAACGATTGTAGGTGTATAGAGTGAAATTTTATACTCCCCACCGTTTTCTATCGACCAGCTACCTTGTGCTACTGTAATGTGCGGATTGGTTTCATTCTTATACTCTTGTACTATACTTAGATAGCCATTAAAATAGTTGGCTATTAGTTCCGACTTATATACTTTTAGCCCCGTTGCTTTTTCTAAAAGTTTTCTAAGCCTATAAGCATCATTTACAACAGGGTCCATTCTCATATAAGTTTTAACGCTTCTTGTATCCCGGCTTCCAGTGCTTCCTCGTAGGTGTCATATACTTTATAGCCATTCCCTTTGTTTATTTCGTTCTCCATCCAGTCGCTTTCTTCTGTTGGAACATTGAAATCACAAAAAGAAAGCTTCCATCTTTTCCCAATAACAGGTTCTACATATACATACACACCTCTTATTTCACGCAGCCACTTTTGGGCGATATACAATACTGGACACAAAAATTCAACTGGTTCGTCATCTATTTCCGTACAACACGACATACTTTGCGGAAGGTCATATTTTGTAATAACCTTATTGCGGTCTATTAGGTGTTCACACTTCCAAACGAAACCTTTCTCTTTCAGCAGCTTCGCTGTTTCTAACGTTACAAGTTCTTCGGTCATAGTTATTTACCTTCTATTATTATACACCCCAATAACACCCCTAAATATTTTATCCCAAGTTCGGAAACATAGTACACGATTTGTTTTTCAATCTCAAACTCTCGCTTTTCTGCATATCCGATAGATACCAATTCCTCCCAGTCCTTATCGGAGTTATTTACTACAAATCTATTACGATAAGCCTCATATCTATTTCTTTTTATTTTCTCACGGCTAAATCCGATAGCATGTTCCATTTTTTCTATTTGCCGGAGTGATAGTTTTATATCATTCATAATCTTTTATTTTAGGTATTTCTACACCATACATATCGGCTAACTTCTGGAATTGTTTTTTCACAAACGGAGCTTCTTCCAAAGCCTCTAATACTTCTGTTTTTAAATAGGTTCCCTCAACAAAAAACACAGTCTTACTGCCATAACGATTATCATCCGGACTTGCAGAGAAAGAAAGACACCCATACCCCTTGTACGTGAAAAAATTAAAGCCGGAAAAACCGAATAATTGAAAGTCTTCATCTATTTTACTAAGGTCTTCTTTCTCTTGAGGAGAAAATTTTCCAGAAATAGCTTTAAAATGATGTCCGAGACAACCATCTGTCCCAAAATATGCTATTCTACACATAATTGTTCTTTCTTATCTTTAAAGCGTTCAATCAGTTCGTCTACGGTAGCCTTGTGATAATTGTCAATCTCAAAATCATTAGGCATCCCATAGAAATCCATTCCAGACAAACCTCCATCAGAGCCATCCCGGTATATACCCCAATCGCCCTTACCATTAGTGAATAATTGATTGTTGTCTGTATCATCCTTTAATGCAGCGATAGCCAAGAAAAGTTCCTCGTTGGTTCCGCAATCAATTCTTCCTTTCTTGGTGACAGTATCTACATCATATACCACTCCATATAAATTACCATAAGACGTTATGATAGCCTTTCCCTCTTCGATACTTTTATGACTTCCCTTGCCGTCATAATTATGTGCATCTAAAGTTGTATCACCTGAATTAAGGATTTCATATCCCAACTCTTCCAGCTTCTTCCGAAGCTCCGGTGTATTTTTGCGTATAAAGCACGGTGTTGTAAATCCCATAGTTATTCCTCCTTTTTTAATTCTTCCAATACTTTCTTCACTATTTCATAATGAGACAAATCCCAATCAGAACAAATATCATCCGCTTCATTATCGTAGTGATTGACATAAACGTATTCATTCAGGTTCTCACGAAAGGTCTCCCCATCCAATCCGCTATCATCACAATCATCGTACATTCTCAATTCATGAGCCACTTCATTACATTCTTGATGTGTGATGAAGTCGTACACAACTCTGTCATATACATTTGTTTGGCGGACATACTTTTGCCCTATCTGTATCTTGCAGCAACAAAATTCACAATTGTGTTCTTTCTTGGCTGTTGGGTAAGTTTGCTTTAGTATTGTTGGCATGATTTATTCCTCCTTATCTATCTTAATATCTGTCACTTTGCCACGATTGATAAAACCGCCACAGCTAAACAAATCGGTTGTACATACTGTGTAGTCCACCTCTGCGCATTTCTCGTACAGAGAGCATGAGGCACAATGAATATTATATTGCACCGCTTCATGCAGCACTCCGTCTATTATTATTCCGTTCTTTATTTCCATGGTTATTTCCCTTTCAATTTCTTTATTAGTGCATCGGCTGCTCTCAAGGAACCTATTGCAATATCATCATAAGTTTCACTGTCATCGTTTATTCCTAAAGCAATACAATACCCTTGCATAGCGGATTT